GGTACCGCAAACGGCGTATCAAATGTAATTTCTCCCGTGTCACTTTCCTGCAAAAGCGCAACATGCGCATTATGGATATTGAACTTGACTTTATCCTTTTTTGTTGCCTGTCTTTCTTTCCTTACTTAGCCCTCCACTTCATATAATACTTCATACATATTTTCCGATTTAATATACTGTTCACTTTTCCGCCAGAAGAGATCTGCTGCATCAAGCGCCGCTTCTACACGCTCTTCCAATTCAAAGTCTTTCTCATCAGTATACAATTCGATATCAACCGCATTGGATTTAAAATACACCTTCCCATCTGCGGAGAAATTTCTCGTTTCCGGAATCAACCAGCAAATAAACGGCGGATTCACCGCTTCTTGCTCTTCAAAATGATGATACCGATATTCTATTCCCATGGTATTCAGAATTTCTTCTATTCTCTCCTTTGTCATAGATACCGTTCTATCCTTTCCTGCAAAATTTCCTTCGCATGTTTTTCTGCAATTTTAATATGTGGGATTCCATCTACTCTTCCGCCGTTTCTTTTTGCATGTCCTTTTTCCAGCAAATGTGTGATCCGATATTCTGGTTTTTTGGAATATACCACCATATCATATCTGTGTTTTCCACTTAATTTTTTGTCTCTTTTATAACTCCAGTGTTTCGCATATTCTCCTGTATCTCCTTCCGGAGAAGTAGTTCTTAACTCTGCTGCCGTCTGCTTTGCCGTTTCTTTTACAGCTTTTTCCACTGCTTCTTGTACATCCTCACAATAAGCGTTTAGTTCATTCATTACCTCAAGCGCTAACTGATCGATATCTATTTTAGCCATCCGTTCTCACATCCTCATAAGTCGTTACTACCCTTTCCAGAGAAAGCAATAAACAAGGTGGCGTTTCATCGTATTTATTCTGGATCTGTATGATCTTGTACTGCTTTTCTCTGATTATGCAGATGTCCATCGTAGAAATGTCTTCTACCGGCAGAATTGCAACTACTTCGTCAATCTGATTGGATAATACCTTTGCCTCATAAAACCGTTTGATTCCTACTGTCCGAAACCCAAACCGGATT